CGCCGCCCCCCACGCCAGCGCCTTATCTTTCCAGGTCGTCAGCCCGGGCGCCGCCTGGGCCAGCTCTGCCGGACTTCGCGGCGACAGCTCGCCCGCCGTATACCCCATCCGCGCGAATTCGCCAGCCGCCGCCCCTTGTGCTGCCCCCTGGATCTCCATCTCGATCGCCGCTTGGGCTTCCACGCCCAGATGCTGGAGCTGCCAGACCGCGCCCGCCTTCTCCAGCGCAAACTCGAACCGCTGCTGCTCGGTCATCCCCGGCGGCGCCGCCTGACTCTGCAATTGCTGCACCTGCCCCCACGCATCCGTGAAGCTCACCCCCCGCGCGCCCGCCAATTCCGCCACCTGCCGGGCCCGCTCACCTTGAGTCCCCTCCGCCTGTAGCGCGCTGAACGCCACCAGCGCCTTGGCGGCCCGCTCGCTCTCGCTCGCCGCCTCCTGCATGTTTTGCCGATACGTCCGCCACGCCGCCGACGCCGCCGCGATCGCCGCCGTCAGCGACACCATCCCCCCGATCAGTCCCGTCACCGAGCCCCGGGCCTTCTCCCAGGCCGCCCCCAGCCGTGACGTCTTCTTTCCGCTCTCTTCCGCCTCGCGCCCGACGCGATCGGTCGCGCCCGAGACCTCGTCGAGCTGCTGTTTGGCCTCGCGCCCGCCGCGTACCCGAATTTCCTCTTCGATACGACCCATTTACACCCCGTTTCATCGGGTGGCTGGGTGCCCCGCCCCATCCTGGGGTGGGGGACTAAAAACACCGAGGCCCTTCAGACCTCCCACGTCGGCGGCTTATGTCGCCGGCAGCGACACGGCCGTCGCCCGGAACGGGATCGCCCACATCGCCACGGTGCCCTCGTTGCCGCGGGGAATCCGCACCGTATGGCCCTGGCCCGGCACGCAATTGGCGAACGTCGTGTCCACCGCCGTCCCGCCGCCCCACGGCCGGCTCGATACCGTCAGCGTCCCCGACGCGCCCGCCAGCGTCTTGGTGGCCTTGGGTCCGGTCGTGTTGCGACACAAGATCGTCCCGTTCACGCCGCCCACGCCGAGGCTGTCGAACTTCGGCGACGTCTCCCCGTCCGCCGGCGGCGCGACGGCGAACTGATCCGTCTCGTCCCAGTTCACCTCGACCACCTCGGGAATATCCGTCGTGTCGTGTTTGACGTCCGTGATGTTCGTGATTATCGCCATGCTATAGCGCTCCTCGATTCGTCATCCGCCGGATCTCGAACGTGCAGATCGCCCACATCCGCGATCCGCTTGTCGGGTCGATCCGGCCGTCCATGTCCCAGTCGCTGGTGATCCCTACCTCCGCGCCCGTCAGCGGCCCCGCGTCCAGCACGCCGGCCACCTTCTCCATCAGGCCCAGTATCGTCGTGTCCGGCGTCTCGTCGCCGTCGATCCGGCAGACCACCGCCAGGCTCAACTGCAGCACCCGCTCCGGCTTGTCGTCGGCCATCATCTCCGGCGAGCCCAGCGTGTCCGGCGTGAACATCACCGCCGGTAGTTCGTCCACCGTCAGCGGATCGCGCGGCCCGCGGTACACCCGCCTGAAGATCGCCGCCGCCGGATCGCCCCCGTCGTCCAGCGCCGCCAGAGAACTTGCAATCGTGTCCAGGTCTGTCGCCAACTGCGCCATCGTCTCACCGTGTGCCACTGTCTTCAGACAGTGAGCCTTGTCGAACTGCTCTATGAGCAGTGTCTTCGCGGGCCCCTTCGGGGCACCCGCTAAACGTCAATCACCCACGCGCACCCAGCGCCCGATCCACCTGCCGTTGCAGCGTCCGTGTAACCGCCGGCCGCGCCAGCTTCATGCCCCTCGTCAGCCACTTGAACTTCGGAATCCGCACGCTGGTCTTCAGGACGTACATCGGCGTAAACGCCCGCCCGTCACCGGTCTTTCGCACCAGCAGCTTGTTTCCGGCCCGTGACGTAATCAAAAACAAACCCGGCACGCTCTTCGGCCCGCGCGGGTACCGCGGTCTGCCCGTCGCCGTCAGCGCCGCCTTCAGCGGCACCGCCAGGAACTGCTTCGTGTCCGGACGAATGATGCCGCCGCGTTCGAGCTTTGCCGCGTATTTAGTCGCACGCCCCTTGGTCACACCCACGTAGGCGATCGTGTCGAGCCCCGACCCTTCGGCGCGGCTGGCCACCGCCCGCGCCAGGTCGCCGTGTCGGCGCTTCAGCACCTGGCCGCTCAGGACCTTGTCGATCACCACGCCGGCGGCCACGTGCCCGGCCTGTTTCAGGCCCTGCTCGATGGCCGCGGTCAGCTCCGCCGGCCGGCGCCGAATCCGCTCGATCGTCTGTCTGCTCTCGGCGGTCAGTTTTACCTCGATCCGCATCACCATCTCCGATACGGCGCGATATATTGCTTCACGATCGGCAGCAGGTCCGCCCGCGTCACCGACAATGACGCCCCGCCCGCACTGATCGTGTCGATCCCCAGCCGGTCGCGATTGCGGTACAGGTGCACCGCCTGGATCGTCGCCGCCTCCGTCAGGTCCGCCGGCACGCCGATCTGATCGCCGGTGGGCGTCTCGCCCGCGGCCAGGTACCCGCCCGTGTACACCACCTGCACGGTGCCGCGGCCACGCAGCCATTTCGCGCCCGTCGGCATCCGCCAGATCAGCCCCGCCGCCGCCTGCAGGTAATACTCCGTCTCGGCCGTCAGCGCCGTCGCGTCGTCGAACTCACCGTAGCTGGCCTCTTTGATGCTCGTGATCAACTCGACCGGGTAGCACGCAAGCTGAATGTGCTCGTTACCGCCGTCGCAGCGCTCGGTCCGATCGGCCGCCCTCTCCAGCAGCGACGTCCCGCGGTCCGCCCGGCCGCAGTGGTTGGCGATCGCCAGCGACACGCCGTCCACGATCGTGCCGATCAGCGCGTCGTCTCCGCTGCCGGTGATCCCGGCCCTGGTTTTCACGATTGCCGTCGTCGTCAGCGCCATCCGTGTTTACCCTGAGCGAGCGAAGCGAGTCGAAGGGCTCGCTAAACCTCGAAGCGCCGTCGTCATCGACGACGACGGCGATGCATCGCCCGATCCCGCGGCGCCTCCTGCACCACCCGGTCCTCGACCTCGTACGCCGCCTCCGGCACCCCCTCCAGCACGCGGCTGCCCGCGAACGTCTCGACCGCCTGGCCCGGCGCGAACACCACCCCGAGCCCATTGCGGCACTGCCGCGTGAACCGCACCCGCACCGGCTTGCCGGTGTGGGGCATGGGTGCCCCATCCCTTCCAGGGGTGGGGGACTGACCTTTTGTCTCTTTCGTTTTGGCCATGTCTCATTGTCTCTTTCCGGCCGCCTGGGGCGCCGGGCCCGTGTAGCCCGGCGCCCCGCGACCACTCTGCGCCACTAAACGTGTGTCGCATCTCCACGCTGCGCGTGGATCAGACCTTCACCACTTCCACCGCGCCGCTGGTCGTCGGCTTCGCGCCCGCCTTGTACAGCAGGGCCAGCACGGCCGTGTCGGCGCCCGCCGTCCCGTCGCCCACCGTCAGCACGGCCCGTAGGTACCGTTTCCGACTGCCCGGCGTCATATTCACGTCGATGACGCAGAACTTATTGTCGTCGTCGGCACCCAGCGCCGTGATCGCCGCGCCGGTGATGTCGACATACGTCGAGTCGTCGTCCGACTCCTGGATCTTCAGATTCACAGCGATGTCGATCGTCCCGACCTGCAACACGAACATCGCCCCGTCGAAGTCGTTGCAATCTACACCTGCCGACTCCGTCGAGAAATTGTCGCGCAGCAGCGGCACGTAGAGCATTGCCGCCTTTACCATCTCGATCAATCGCATCATCGATTGTCTCCTAACCAAACGTCACATGCTCGACACGCCAGCCTCGCCAGCTTGCTGGCTACGACTCCGTACCGCTCTTGACCACCGCGTACGCGCCGGCGTTGCTCGAATCGCCCGGCTCGTGCACCTGGATGTCCTGGCGGAGCCGCCCGCGGAACGCGATCTGATCCTCGGCGAACTTGTACTGATCGCTGGTCGCCAGATCGACGCCGCCGCGACGGCCGAGCATCACGCCACGCTGCAGGTCGCCGACCACGGCGAACTTCGTCGACGCCGACACCGACGCCAGCCCCGGCAGCGCCTGGGTGATCTCGACCGGGAGGCCCAGGAAGGTGTAGCGACGCACGCCTTCGAACATCACCTCCTTGACCAGCAGCTCGCCGGTCGTGCTGTAGGTCCGCCCGAGCTGGGCCCAGAGCACCGAGAAGTTCATGAACCATCGTGCTCCCGGCGCCGCCCAGCCGGGCAGGCAGCCGATCGCCGAGGCGAACGTCTCGTAGCTCACTTCGTTGGCCAGGTCCTCCGTGGCCGCCGCGGTCTTCAGACCCGCGCTCCCGACCTTGTTCAGCAGCCCGTCGATGCGGCCGTAGGTGCTGGTGCCCGTGCCGTTGAAGCCGTTGTTGTCCTGCGCGTAGGCGATCGCCTGCGAGAACTCGAACGCGATCAGCTCGGCGATCGAGATCACCGCGTCCTCATCCAGTTCGCTGGAGACGTAGGTCAGCGTCATCCACTTGCGGGCGATGAGCTGCACCTGCCCCAGCGACACGTCGCTGGCCGTCGGCGCCGTGCCCTCGTCGGGGTAGTACACCGTCAGCCCGCCCGTCCGCTTGGGCCAGATCATGGTGTCGCGGGCCATCGGCACCCGCATCGCGTTGCGCTCCAGCACGCCGTACTGCTCGACGTTGCGGATCAGTTGCGCCGAGAACTCCGGCGGCACGGCAAAGCCGCCGCTGGCCCCCGTCCCCTCCGTCATCGCCCGCTTGCTGACGTCCTTCTGCCAGTCGAGCGAGATGTCGTTGCTCTTACAGAACCCCCGCGCGAACTCGAACCCGGCCACCGCCAGGGCGAACATGCCAAAGTTGTAGGCCGCGTCCTCACTGGCGAAGTGCCCGCGATACCGCCCGTCGCGATCGTACGTCCGCTCCAGCACCCGCTTGCGGACCAGCTCCCGCTGCGTGTCGGCCAGTCTGTCGAGGTCCTGTCGCATCACCAGCAGCCCGTCGAGCTGCCGTTTGATCTCCGCCAGGTCGCCGACCTGGTCGTTCACCGCCGCCCGCGCCGCATCGCACATCGCCTCTTTGATCTCGGCGTCGAGCGTCAGATTGGTCGTCTCCGCCGGCTTCTCGGCCGGCGGGTCCTTTTTGTTCGTTGTTGGCATCCGTGCCTCTCCTATTTATGCGTCACTCTCCGAAATGCACTCACTAATTGCTGCCTCCGCGTCTCGGCGTCCTGCCTTGGCGCGTCGTCTTCCGGCTCGACGTCACCCTGCGACCCGACGTGCAGCTCCGCCAGGTCGGTCGGGGTGATCGTCAGCAGTATCTCCTCCAGGCCGCTGCGCAGATCGGCGACGACCCGGTCGAGTTTCGTTTCCAGTTTGGCCATGCGTTCCATCAGCGGCGCCGTCGCCGACGCCACCTCGCGCGCCGCGAACTGCCGCTCGATGTGGGCCTCCGGGTTGGCCGGGATCGGCGTCATGCTGATCTCCAGCAACTCGACCGCCGTGAAATGCCGGATCTTCTTGCTGGTCTTCTCTCCGTTGGGCAGCGTCACCTCCATGTCGCGGTACTCACTGGCCAGCCCGCGAAAGCCCACCGACACCCCCGTGATGTCGCCGCGCCGCACCGCCGCCTCCCATTCGTTTGCCAGGGGCGTGTCGTTGAACGCCGCGCGGAACCACAGGCCGCGATCATCCAGTCGCAGCTCGCGCACCTGGCCGATGATCGTCGGCTTGCTCTCGTCGAAGCTGGTGTAGATATGCGACGCCGCGAACACGATCTTGCCCGCCGGGTTCTCCGGCAGTCGCCCCTCGAACGCCGCCGGCAGGATCACCTCGTTGTAGCGGTCCAGCGC